AATAATTACAGGCGTTGGACAAATCTTCAAAAAGGTTGTTCCGGCGAAGTATATGCCGATTGTATCGTTGGTTCTTGGTATCGCAAGCGGGTTTGTATTCGTTGACGGTACGCTTGCAATTCAGCTATTAAACGGCGTAGGTTTGGGACTTGCAGCGAATGGACTTTTCGAGGTTTCGAAGCTTCCGACAAAGATAAAAAATTAATAAAATTTTCAGAAACGCCCGTTCAACGTAAATTTGTTGACGGGTTTTCTTGTTTACTTGTATATTTTCGTAGAACATTAACGTATAATATGGTATATTAGATTACGCTATATCGTATACAATACGGAAGGAATGATTATTAATGGCGAAAAAGCCTTTTTCTATTAGAGTCGAACAACCAACGGTGAACCGTTTCAAAGCTATATCAACAATTGAAAACGTTGACGGGGCTACGTTACTACAGCACATGATTTTAGATTGGGAAAATAAGTTAAAAGGTGAAAAAAGAGAAGCATATGATTCATTACTAAGAATATGGTCAAATAGTGATAATTATGAAGACGAATGAAAATATATAAATATAAATATAATAATAATATAGTAATTCTAAACTTTAAACCCCCTATATTGCAATATACAATTAATAATAATACTTACTTAGAAAAACATAATATAATATTGAAACTTACAGAATAGCAGGTTGGATAAATCCGATCTGTTATTTTTTTTTGTCTTTTTTTTCGAATAGGTGTCACAAACGGAGAATGTCACGCAACACGTATCAATGTAACACAAAGAAATGTTCCAAACGGAAGGGGGTTCTTCTTCCGAAAGGAACGTGAATCAAACGTTGAATCATAGGGGTTCTTACATGAATACATGTTGCGAAAATGCCCGTGATTGTGACGTTAAAACATATACGGGGTGATTTTAATTGTCAAACGAACTATTTGTCAAATTGAATATTGGAACGATTAAAGGCGGCTTAATTTCCGAAATCGGAATAAAAGAATTCGCCGTGCTTGCGTCAATTGCTGCTTTTTCAAACGAAAAGGGTGAAGCATTCCCAAGTCAAGACACAATCGCCGAAATGGTCGGTTATTCTCGTAAAACGATTACGGGTATCATTGCTAAACTTCGCAAAGCAGAATTCGAAGGTGAACCAATTATCCGAATTGTACAGGAAAAAACGTCAACGGGACGTCGTAACAAATACATTCTTTCCCCGAAATCCGGCTTCGTTTTTGGACGTGGGGTTGTAACAAAATCGAATAACGAAGTAACAAAACAGGGTGGGGGGGATGTCCCCAAATCGTTACAAGAAGAAGAACAAGGTTTTAACAAGACCCAAAGTAACAAGAACCAAGAACAAGATATTGTCTTCGACAACGCTAAAGCGGTGCTTGAATATTTCCGTCAAAAGTATTTTGAAACCTACGACAAGACGTATCAACCGAATTGGGGTCGCGATCAAAAGCAAATCACCAATTCATTGTTGAAGAATTTCACAGACGTTGAAATCAAAGGCATTATAAACACGGTTTTTGAACACTATGACAAGCGTTGGTCAAATACAAGGTTCCCACGTCCTACAATCGGTCAATTATGCACGTGGTTGGGTAACGAAGCGCTTACGATCTATGACAATCAAATAAAACAAACGGCACATGCTGTTGACGAAGAAGCGAAATATCGCGACCAATTGCAGCGTCGAAGAAATACTTCCGCATTTTAATTTTTGTCGTGTCACAAACGTTTATATAACCGCAACATGTATTTATGTAAACAAATTCGAAATCCCAAGGGGGAACCAAAAATGACACAACAATTAAACGACGAGCAGTACACACAAGCGAAAGGTATGGTTGGAATGATTTTAACAATGGCGATTGCAAAACGTATGGACGAAGAAAACCATTTCGAAAAAATCCAATCAGCAGAAACGCCGGAAGCAAAACTTGAAGCAATTCATGAATCAGAACGTACGATTCAAAAAGAATTCAATCTTGCTTTCCAAGATAACGAACAAGCGCAGCGCATGAAACGTGAAGTATACGGCGATTTTATCAAAAATCACTATGAATATTTCGATCTTTCAGTTGAAGACGCGCTTGGTTTAGAAGGTTAATAGATTCAACGAGAAGCCGAAGGGAACAAGCGTCCTTTCGGTCTTCTTTTACACTTTTAAGGGGGTTCAATTATGACGTATGAAAACAAGTGCAATCTTGCTTCATTTTGCAAAGTAGCGGGTGATGAAAGGTATTGCGGACAACATTGTTTTGCTTATACGAGAATGCACGGCGAAAAAGGAAACGGCGGTCTTGTTGGGGTGTCCAACATTCCGAAGAAATACTTGAATTCGTTCATTGAAAATCTACCATTTGCGAAAGAAAATCCCGAAGCATTTGAAGACATTACGAGATATGCAAAAAACGTTGTGAAGAACGTAGACAACGGCATTGGGCTTTATTTGTTCGGTGTTCCTTCAAAAGAGAATCCAAAAGGCACGGGCAACGGTAAAACAACCGCAGCAACGGCGCTTGGGAACGAATACTTGAAGCAGCGGGCGCGATTGGAAATGAAGAAAGAACGAAAGATTGACGTGGAACCCGTGTTTTTCATCAAAATGGCGAAATTCCAAAACAAATACAACGAACAATTCAGCGGTTCACAATCAACACGTGAAGCAGCGGGTGACGAATTCGCACGTTTGAAAAAGAAAATGACAACCGTTCCTTTGTTGATTTGGGACGATATTGGTCTTCGTGGTGCAGATAAATTTGCAAACGTAGTTTACGAGATTATTGACGAACGTGACACGAAAGAATTAACAACGTTCTTCACTTCCAATTCACCGATTGATTCATTGTCGGAAATGTACAACGAACAGGTTGCAAGCCGTATTGAAGGTATGACGCATTTAATTCCGTTCTTCGGTACTGATAAACGTAAAAAACAATTTTAATTGAATTCAAAGGGGGTTCTTCGGATGATTGAAAATCAAATCATTTCGAAAATGTTAGACGAAAGAAATATTCACCAAGTTTTAAAACACAACGTAAACAAAGACGACTTTTTGCGTTTCCCGCATGTCTTTGAATATATCGTTAATGAGCGCAAAGAATACGGTGAAGTTCCCGACCTTGAAACGGTTGTTTCAGAGTTTCCCGAATTTGAATATATGGACGGCGTTCAAGAATCATTCCGCGGCCTATCAGCACGTTTAAAAGACGAAGCGGGTGCAAGAATATCATTCGCAACGCTGCAAATGGAAGCGAAGCAAAAATACAAGGAATTAAAGGGTAATGAATTCGCTGTTTGGATGAAAGAACGCTTCGAGCAAATCGCACAAGCAACGTCAACCGATTTCAATATTGGAACCGACTTTGCAACGAATGGTCAAGAACGTTTGGCACGTTACAACGAATCAAAAGAGAAGGGAAACGAAGAATATATTAGTCTTCCTTATGGCGATCTAAAATGTGAAATAGGCGACTATCTTTTGATTATGGCGTACACGAATCGCGGGAAAAGTTGGATTTCTTCACACGTTGCGCTTCACGCTTGGAAATACCAAAAGAAAAACGTTTTGTACTATTCACCGGAATTGTCACAAACTCAACAACAAACGCGATTTGAAACACTTGACGGCCATTTCAACAACTCTTTATTACGTCGTGGACAACTTGAAAACGAAAAAGAATATTTCGATTATCTTGCAGACTTCGAATTTGAAAAAGACGGCGAAGACAAGAAACCGAAGTTAGTAATTAAAACAATGGAAGACCTTCCAAAAGGCTTGTCGCTTGACGTTATTGAAGCCGATCTTGAACTTGGAAATTACGACATGGTTGTTATAGACGGGTTCAACCTTATGAATCACGGAAAATCAAACGATAGAACGTCAATGACTACTTCTTCACGTAAATTGCGCCAAATGTTCGGTCGTCACAAGGTTCTTGGAGCCGTAACACACCAAGTAAACACCGCAGCAGAAAAGGACAACAAAGAGGAAGACGAAGCGGGCGCACGTATCGTAAAAGCACCGCCTATTGAAAGTTATAGTGAATCAGTGGCGCTTATTCAAGACCCCGCAATGATTTTGACTTTCGACCAACACGACGGGGTGGGGCAACTTCTTGTTGCGAAAGCTAGGGAACCTATTGTTGGACAAACCATTGATCTTCATTGCGACTTCAATATTGGAATTATCGAAGAACCGGATTTGACCCGTCATTTTTGATGGGTTTTCCGTTTACAAGATTACGTTATTATAAAGGGGATATGTAAACATGATTAAAGTTCGCGGGGTCGATTTGCCCGTCAATGTACAAGCAGAAATTGAACACTACGATTGGGAACAACCGGATTGGAAGGAAGACCGCTTGATTGCTTGTTCTCCATTCCGTGATGAATCAACGCCTTCATTTGCCGTTAATCTTGAAAATGGCACGTTCATTGATTCGGGTGGCGACGGTGAATTTCGAAAAGGGAACTTCATCAAATTGTTGGCTTGGATTCGTCAAGAAACGTATGAAGAAACCGAAGCGTTTCTATTCCAAGTTTATTCACCGGACACAAGCGATATATCAAAGCTATCACTTGATTTTGACGATTGGTTGACGGAAGAAAAGGAATTGAAATTCTTCACAAAAGAAGATATGAAACCGTTCCTTTTTAAACACCCCTATCTTGAACGCCGTGGCATTCCCTACAACGTGCAAAGAGCATTCGGAATAGGATATGACCCAAATACGAAATCCGTCGTTATACCGTGGCACGACAAGCACGGACGCATTGTTTCGTGGAAGCAACGGGCGGTTCATTCAAAGGCGTTTTGGTACGTGAAAGGCGGCCAATTAATTCGTAATCATTTATACGGTATTTATTGGGTTGTGAAACGTGGTTACAAAAAGATTTGGATAGTCGAATCAGAAATTGACGCCTTGACGTTGTGGGCGCAGGGGATAGCCGCCGTTGCTATCGGAACAAGCTATCTTTCGAAGGCAAAACGTGATTTGATCTTGTCTTGCGGAATCGAAGAAATTGTGATTGCAACAGATAACGACAAGCAAGGACGAAAAGCCCGTCAAAGTATTATCGACGGACTACAAGGAATTGTTCGTTTATATGAATTTGATTGGACAAACGTTCCATTTAAAGATATAAATGACGCCCGTGACATAATACGGGAAGACAACCGAATAATTGAAATAGACCCGTTTAATTGGTAATTAGACGGGCTTTTTACCTATGTTAAAAATGCGAACATGTGTCCGTTTTTTTGTAAACTTGTGTACTTTGGCGCATTTTGTCGAAAATCATCCGTTTATTTGTTTACAAGTTTACAAGAATCGTTTATAGTTAATCGTGCGACAAAGTTATTCGTCGTATAATTTATTATTATCTCACGTATTCGGAAACGAATATAAAAATTGGGATAAAATTCAAAAACGAATATTGCACGTTCAACGGGATAAGTCTGTCCATTTTTAGAAAAGTGGATTCCTTGTCACGGTGGCTTCGTGCGGCCTTTTTACGCCTTTCGTGTAAACATGTTGACTTTGTGTCGTGAAAACAAAATTCTTTTTAAAAAAGTTTTCGTACAAGCGTCACAATACACGTTTACTTTGCAACATGTATTCATGTCGGGTGTCACAAAACAAAAATCCGAAGGGAAGTTGATTATTATGAAGAAAACGAACAAAAAAGTGAATTGGGTATTAGTAGAAGGTATTGCAGCGGAATATCAGAGCGCGGAAGGTTTCCGTCGTGATGAACTTGCGGGTGATGTGTATGAGGAATTACGCGGCTATGTGAACACTTGCGTTGACAATTTCCACCGTGAAGCAGCGACAAGCGGAACGCATATTCCGAAAGAAGATTTCGAAAGTCACATTGTCGAAGTAATTTGGAAGTCTCTACGTGATTTCGACGTTGAAAAAGGGTACTTTCAAGGGTTCCTTGCAAGACGTGTAAAATTCGCGAAGCTGCAAGCATGGCGTCAATACGAAATTTCAGACGTAACGGCAAAGAACGGAAAATCTTATGTCAAAGCGAAATGGGATTCACTTGACCGACCAATTGACGGTGAAAGCGGAACGGAAACGTTGCTTGATACTATTATCGAATTCACACCAAGCGTTGAAGATATCTTTGTTGAAGATCATGGCGTTTTTGAAATTATCAATGCGTTCGCCAAAAAGAACCAACGTTATGCAGCAATTATTGCATATATTTACGAAGGTTATGAAGGCGAAGACCTTGCAAAATGCCTTGGTGAAGAATCTTACAACGCAAAAATTCGAAAAACGGTTCAACGTGCAAAAGAATCGTTTGAAAACTTCATGAATCAATATCCAACGATAGCGGCGGTCTAATTGACCGCTTCTTTGTGTTGTTTCCCGATTTGTAACGTGATTAAACGTCGATATGCAAAAAATTTAAAAAGTGTTGTCAAGCGGGAATTGTTTCCTTATTTGATAACAAAAACAATTTTATTACATTCGAACTGGAATGTAAAGGGGAGGTTGGAAAAATATATGTCATTTTTACTAGGAAGGGGCGATGAAGCAAAAGAAGCGTTAAAAAGCAAGGGTGGCGGAATTGATTTCAAAAAGGCGTTTATTCGTTTAAAAGCGGGTGAAAGTCGTCGTGTCCGTGTATTGACCGCAAAAGACTATGTTGCGTATTTATCGCACGGCCATTTTGGAAAAGGTGTTCACACTCAACCGTGCATTGCGCCAACGGGCGAACGTTGCTTGCATTGTGAAGCGAAGAATTACGACGGCGAAAAGGACAAGGACGGAAATTCCGTTTGGAATCAGCTTTATGCAAAGAAACGTGTATTGTTTGGTTTAGTTGATCTTGACGAAGGTGAAAACGGTATGATTCGCTTTTTCGACGCAACGAAGAAGCAGGGCGACGGGATTATTGCAGCAATTGAAGAATATGCGGACGATCTTGAAGACATGGCCTTTACTCTAAAACGTACAGGCGATAAAAATGAGACGGCGTATACACTAAACCCAATCATGCCGAAGAAAATGGCGGAAGTTCAAGACGTATTTGACCAATACGACGACGCCGACCCAATTAAATTGGAATTGTTCGAAGAAGTGCTTCAAGCCCGCACAACGGACGAACAAGCGCAAGAACTTCAAAAGGCCGGATTCCCTGTCAAAGACTTCCTTGGTTATGACGTGAAAATCGAAGAAACACAGGAAGGCACGGACGAAGACGCAGGGGAACCAATTGACGAAGAAGACGAAGATTTGACAAAGAATATGTAACGTAAAGGACGGGGCTTTTCCCGTCTTTTTTATTGTCACAAAACGTTTGATCTTCGCAACATGTATAAATAAGAAGCCGAAAGGGGGACGAAATGAGAGATAAATTTCATGAATTTATGATTTATGCGTATTTATGCGTAGTTTATGGCCTTATAGAACCGACAAAGGACTTCGTTCGCATGTGTTGGACTTCGTTTGTAAAAGGAATGAAGGCCGCTTTAAAAATTGATATTTAATTCCCGCCGTCCCGTCACAAGGACGGCTATTTCTGCAACATGTATTCATGAATCAATTTGTGAATAGGGGTGTTGTGAATGCAACAAGAACTTGATTTTGGAAGTTGGGTTGATGATAAGACCGACCAAAAGGAAGTTATCAAAAAAGCGAAAGAAGCGAAGAAACGTCAAGTCGCTGCAAAGAAGGAAATGACGCCGGAAGAAGTTCTTGCGAAATGGAAAGAGATTTTAAGCAATCCGAAGAATAGCAAGCCCGACCAAGCACGTCTTGAAGAAACGTTCAAGGCTTGGAAAGCGGAAAAGGTATTCCCACAAGGCAAAATGTCAAAGGCCGAAGCGTTGCGTATGTATGCACGTTACGCCGAATCAATGCGGGAAGAAAAGCTTCGTGACTTGGTTGCAAACATTCCTTCGAATTTCCACCTTGTTCAAGACGAAAAAACGCTTGATTGGGTGTGTGAATTGTGGACGTTGGAACAAAAGCCCGTCGGGTTTGATACGGAAACAACGGGTCTTGACATTATGCACGGTGAAGACTATTTGGTTGGCCTTAGTCTATCTTTCCAAACAACGGATGAACATTTTTATATTCCGTTACGTCACAAGACGGATGAAGCGCAGCTTGACGTCAAATCAACGTTGAAACGCTTGAAGCCATTCTTTAAAGACGCAAGGAAGAAGAAGGTTTTGCACAACGCAAAGTTTGACGCCCACGTTCTGAAAATGGAAGGGATAAAACTTCGCGGAATCCATTTGGACACACAAATTGGAATGTGGTGTTTAAACGAGGAAGAAAAGTCCTACAAGTTGAAAGAACTTTCCAATCGCTACGCAAAATATCTTGGTGTTAAACCGGAGAACGACACGTTTAAAGAGTTATTCGGCAAAACGACGTTTGACAATATCGACTTGAAAGTTGCGTTGGTATATGCGGCAAAAGATACGTTGTTGACTGTAAAACTTGCAAACTTTATTGAACGTTTACTTGACCGCAAAGGTCTTGAACGTGTAAAGGAAGTCTATTTCGGCTTAGAAAATCCGTTACTTGCGCGGACTATAGAAATGGAGCAAGGCGGCTTTCTTCTCAACAAAGAAAAAGTTGCAGTCGTTTCGAAAGAACTTCATACAGACGTTGCAAGGTTGAAAGCGGAATTGATCAAAGAATTTGGCGATATCAACTTCAATTCACCCGCGCAGCTTCAAAAAGCGCTTTATGACGACAAAGGTTTTGAAGACGTTTCGGGAAGCCGTAAAACGGACAAGCACACGTTGAAAACGTTGGCGGACGAATATCCCGAAGTTGAACTTCTTCAAGATTACAAGAAAATGCACAAATTGTTGACGTCGTTTATTGATAAGCTTCCAACGTTGGTGAAAACAACGGGTCGGGTCTATGGACAATTTAATCAGTCGGCCACAAAAACCGGTCGATACGCTTCAAAAAATCCAAATTTGCAGCAGCTTCCGAAGAAAGCCCGCATGATTTTTAGGGCGCCGGATGGTTCGGTCATAATCGGTTCCGACTTCTCACAAATCGAACCACGTGTCCTTGCTCACATTACAGGTGACGAAGAACTTCGAAAGCCTTATATCGAAGGTTACGATCTATATGCAACGTTGGCGGCTCGTACGTTCAAGATTCCGCTTGAAAATTGTGTTGACGGTGCATTTGACCCAACGGGCAAGTTTGAACCACGTAAAATGATGAAGACCGGATTATTGGCGGTTATGTACGGGACTTCAATGTTCACGTTGAAAAAGCAATTGAACTTGAAAACGGTGGAAGAAGCGCAACAATTCATTGACGACTTTTACGAAGCATATCCGAAGGTTGGTGAATGGATTAAGTCGATTCACGAATTTGTAAAAGAAAACGAATATGTTGAAACGCTCTATGGCCGAAAACGTCGTTTCCCAAATCACAAGAATTTGGCCGTTGCTTACGATTCACTTGCGGCGGAAATTTGTGAACGTCTTGGTTCCGATAAGCTACCAATTAACATTTGGGACAAGAAATATAAAACCGTTCTTCCATACGAATTGAAACGTAAATTCCAAAACGTGAAAGGGAAGGTTGAACGTGTTCGTCGTCAAGCAGTAAACGCAATTATCCAAGGAAGCGCGGCGGATATCATGAAACGTGCAATGTTAAATCTTGCGGATTTATGCGATTCATACGAAGGTTGGAAAATGGTTGGAACCGTGCATGATGAAGCGTTGCTTGAATTGCCGGAATCAATCACACAAGACCAAGCGAAAGAAATTGAAACGGCTATGACTTCGGCGGCAACGTTGGAAGTACCGTTGAAAGTAGACGTCGCTTTCATGTATGAGTGGGGGAAAGAGATTGGAAAGAAAACATGGTTCGAAAATATCCAAGTTAAAAATGACAAAGTTGTCGTTTATCCAATCTATATCGACCAAAAAATCTTAGACAAATATAAAAACGAGAATGCAGCGGCTTAAAACGCTGCTTTTTCGCATTTCAAAAGAAAGGGGGAAGCATTATGAAACGAAAATCCTTGTTTATCGCCACGGGCGAAGAAATGAGAGAAGCAACGAAGACCGAAGCACGAAAGAAGCAGTTAGTGAAAGCATTCTTGAATCATTTGGAACGTTTTCATTCTATGTCGGAAATATTTGATAAAGATATCGAACTTGAAGTGCTGCAAGACGAAATTGACGCAATCAACAAACCGAAGGAAGTCAAATTTGAAAAAGGTATTGTAACGTTTTCACCAAGTAGCGCTTCGAAATGTGAACGGGAACTTTTCTATAAGGCCAAACGATTTGACAAGGACGAAGTTCAAATGCTTCCGTATCAAAAACGTTGGGTTCGAAATGGTTCCGCAATTCATGCAGCTATTCAAAAAGACCTATTGCTTGCGCAAGAACATTTGATCAATCCCGAATTCAAAGTGTTACGACTTCCAAACGGAAAACCGGCTTGGGAACGTAATATCAAGGACGTTAAACAATTCAATTATGACGGTGTTCGTTTTCAACTATTTGGAATGACCGACGGTATTCTTGAATTTAAAGACGGAACACGAATCCTTTTCGAATTCAAAACAAAATCAACTTCGCTTGGTGCAATTGGCGACTATAAAATGAAAGACGCCCAAGACGGCCACAAACAACAAGCGTTATCATATGGCCTATTGTTTGAAGAATATGGCGCAACAGAAACGTTATTTGTTTACGAATCACTTGCAAAAGATGGTTGGATGAAAGGCGAAGAAGCGAAACCGGATATCCGCGTGTTCTACTACAAGCCAACGCAAGACGAAATTGACGATCTTCTTGAAAAGTTTGCCCGTGTAGCTGCAAGTGTTTATAAAAACGAAATTCCCGAAGCAGAATTCCCGAAAAGTGAAAAGGAATTTGACGACGGGTTCAAGTGTACGTTTTGCCCGTATAAAGAACAGTGTGAAAAGGACGGTGGATATTCGCAAGCATTTGTTGACGAATTGAAAGCGATCAAACAAGCCCGCCGTGAAGCAGCAGCACAAAAACGTGCGGCAAGGAATGCAAAATGACGGAAGTGTTCATTCTTGGACTTGACGT